TTACCGTATAAGAGGGTGGTTGCAACCTTCCCACAAGCAAAAACAAGTCGTGGATTATAGTGATCAATAGTATCATGTAAGTGAGTCTTACATGATTTTTTTATACCAGTGCTGAGATTTTCAGAAGTAATATTAGGGCATTTAACAGCAGTTGTATAGCCAACTTCCCAATCCTGCGAGAACCTTGCAAGCTCACGCTGAATGATGTTGTACTCCTGTGGGCGAAAAGCGGTAAACTCACCTTCAAACATCTTTGCCGAGTCTGATATGAAAAGAATATCTACTGGTGTGTTTTTGTACTCATAATCCAAAATCGTATGCGTTGGAAGATTCATCTTTAACGCAGGGCAGCCCTCACACTTAGAGTTGACGCCTTGAAAACTTAGTTGTGGCATGAGACTATGATAGTTGAGTGAGTTACTATATCGACAACAAAAAGTTTGAGACATTAATTCAAGAATTCAAGGCAGGCAATCGAGCCGTTGAAGATGAACTCTTTGAAATGTTTGATACGTTGATTAGCCGACTCATGTTATCTTTTAAATTTAATGTTGATCATGAGGAGGCCAAGCAAGAGTGCTTCTTACTTATACTCAAAGTTCTGAAGAACTTCAACAGAGATTCGGGTCAAGCATTTAATTACTTCACCACAGTAATTTTAAATAATCTCCGTTTGTTGTACTCTAAAAATAAGAAGTACAACGAAAAGCTTGAATCCTATCGGAACCACAAAATGGGTTTACCGAAGGATCCAAGCTCAGTTTAAACCCCAATCTCAGCGCCTACAGAACCGTTGTAGGATACAACACGAGGAAATGATTTGTGAATCACAACCAGCATCGGAAGTTGATCATACTTCGAGAGGCACGATGTTGAAATCGTTTCTCTGTGAGATTTGATTGAAGTCTTGATGACATCAAGAGCGTTAGGCACATTAAAAATATCCACGACATGTAGCTCGGTAGTGCCGTCAACCGGAAGCCTATCGTTAAAGTAATTACACACTTTATCCCAAGTGTTAGTAATAAGATAATAAGAGTTTTGCTTACCCTCAATATTAGACTTTACGATTGACTCTAAATGCTTAGAGTTGTAGATCTTATGACTTTTAAAACTAGTCTTCTGCTTGCTCATTTTCTTGAGTATCTTTCTTAGAATCTTCTTCAGCCTGAGCCGCCTTGTGCGCTTCAACCAGGGCTGTAATCTGTTCGGTCATGGCATTGCAACCAGCAAAAAAGATCTGCTTGTAAAAGTTTTCATCATCTATCTCTGGTGGCTTCAACTTGCAAAAGTTCTTGAAGCCCTCGGCCTCTTCTTTGGAAAATTTAATCTGAATCTTCATACGTCCTCTACTACGTTCAACTAATTTAAACTTCGTATCCTCTAACGATAGTGATACTTTATTCATACAGCTATTATAGTCTAGAGGTTTTGAAATGAAAGACGATTTTGATGTGTCACCACTAAGAAAGAAAAAAAAGGTAAACTCAAGAGCTAAGGGTAATAGATTCGAGAATAAAATTGCTAAGACACTGAACAATAGATTCGGCACAAAAGAATTCTGTCGCACACCAGGGTCTGGAGCTTTTGCGACAACTCACAAATTACCTGAATACTTAAAAGTATATGGAGACTTAATTACCCCAGAAAAGTTTAAGTTCATTATTGAATGTAAGAAAGGATATGATAATGAACAAGTAAGTGATTTATTAAATCCTAAATCAATAATTTCAAAGATGATAGCTCAAGCTCACCGAGATTCTAAAAAATCTTCGAGAAAGTTTTTACTGTTTATTGGTCAGAATCGCAAAGAACCGTTAGCTATAACGAATGAGTTAGATCTACCAGTTAAGGGTCCAAGCTTCATGGGTTCATCAGAAGATGTTCAAGTTGCGATGTTTAGACTTTGTGATTTAGTCTGTATTGATGACTCTTACTTTTTCTTTGATGATGCCTAGAGCTTCTTGAAGAGTATTAAGTGCTGTCCAGATAGTGCTAGAATCTTCTCGTGAAGGTTTGCCACCAAGGAATCTTTTCTGTTTACCTTCTCTAGTCATAGCATTAGATTTACGAGATTGCAAATTACCCTTTACTCTTTTTAAAGTTATGGATGAATTTCGATTGTCAGACCTTTTAAAAGATAAACCTGTGTCTGTTATTTCAAGAAAAAAAGCACCAGTCTCATTTTTGATTGAGTTAGCTATCTCTTGATAAGCTTTATTTTGAGTAGTAATAAAAGATACCCCTTCATTAAGCATGTTCGTCTGTAGAATAGTGTCATTGCTCTGAGAAGCACCAGGAGCATAATTCAGAGCTAATGCATAAGCTTGAACGGCTTTGGGATTATCTGCTCGATTTGATTGCAGATTACTCATTAAGGCAGGCATGAGTAATGCATCTTTTATTTCATTTTCTATTTTCTTTCTATCTGAAGGTTTAGCATTATTGTAAGCCTTTACTTTACTTTTTAGTTTCTTTGCAAGTTCGTTTTTCTGAACCTCATCAAAGCTAGAATTCTTTTGAATGTTTTCCAAGTAGCCATCAACGACGGTATTCAAAGCATTAACTTGAACTTTCTTACCGTCAACCATTGTAGATATCTCATTAGAAAGTGAATCCACCTGCTTCCTAATCTCCATCTGTTGTCTGTTGATCTCATCAAACTCACTACGGATTTCTTTAAGATTGACAGCCTCAGAGAATCTCTTCCAAACGGGATTACCAGACCTTCCCGACATAAACTCGGCAGTGTTCTTATCCGAAAAGCTACCCATTACTGTCTCAGCAGACTTTGCAATGTAGTTTTTGTAGCTAATTTCACCGATATAAATCTCTTGCCCAGGCGTAAGATACTTTGCATCTACTAACTCCTTGTAGTAATCCTCTTTACCTAGACTCTTAAAAAGCTCTTCAGCGTTAACAGGTTTAACTTTTTTTGTACCTAAGGCTTTTTTAGCATCATTCTCATCATACCAAATTTCAACTGAGTCTTGTTTTCTACCTTTTCCGACAACTTCACCACTACGCACGGACAAGTTGGGCAATCTATCTATATTTGATACCGAAGCTACATGAAAAGCTGCTTTAATATTCTCACCCTCATCTCCCAACAGAGCCACTATCTTATCAAACTCAGCTTGGCTCTCTAAAGGGATAGCTGAATCTCTAGCCATCTTTAACCATGCTTCTCTATTTTCGTTCAAAGACCTAATGCCCTTTTCAATTTTAAGAGCTACATCTTTAATCATACGCAAAGCCTTTTTGGATTCGTTCTTAGAAAGCGAGTCTTTGTTCTTAAGATATGTCCTAGCTAGTGCAAACAAGTCTGGCGGGTACTCTAGGACATTCCCACGAATGTTACTCTCACCTCCTATATTGTCTGAGGCTTCCTGAATGACATTGATTACCTCGGGATCTTCACAATCCCCTGTCATCCTATTTAATACCGTAGCTTGAGATCTACTAAAGACAGTGCCATTACTACCCTCGCCAAAGTCAGTATAAACTACAACATCACCCTTATCAGTCTTTTTGAATCTGCCACAAAATTCATCTGATCCTTTATCATTTATGACATTGGCAAGTTGAGTAGCTCGCTCTATATTAGACTGTCTAGGTTCAATTCTATAAAATTCTCCGTCCTTAACAACCACCGGATAATCAGCGACCAGAGATCTCACGAGCCTCTTTGCATAACCCTTATCAGATACTCTAGCTGCCTCATCGTATAGCTCCTTGAACGGTGCTGCGGCAGCAGGATCACTCACATCAATACCTAATTCCGAAAGCTCAGAATCCAACTCCTCATCAATTACAGGTTGAACTTCTTGAGACGCATCTTCATCAAATAGTTTGTAGAAACCTTGCAATCCATCAGATGTGTCTAAGTTAAACTGACCTGGGCCGCCAACTACACGACCATCTCCCCCTAATTTACCACCTTTAGTAACTCCTTTGGCCGTGATAAATACACCCACAGGCTCTCCGGTGGGAGTCTGTCCTGTTACGGGAGATCCAAACGTGAAGCGACTGGGGTCACTTTTCGCTTGAGATATTAAAGAGTCGGCCTCACCCGTTTGCTCCAGTATTAGAAGGCTCTTATTATGAACCCTGCTAAAGCTTTTTAATAAATCTCTCTTATCCATAACTTATAATAGACAAATAGCCCTCTCTCTTATTTAGAGAGAAGGCTATCCGAATTAGATCTAAGAGGTTAGAAGCCAGCGTCAATCTTGTCGTAGTTCAGGAAGTCGTAGCGGAATGTAACTTCGACAGTGGAGAAATCGTTTGTAGCGTAATTTTTCTCCGAGAACCTAACACCTGTTGGATACACGCCATACATTTCAATAAAGGCATGTGGATCATTGGTATTATCAAGCTCAAGAATGGTCATTTTTGAAGCTTTAAACGACTTGTTTCCCGCACCTCCAGGAGCAGCCAACTTTGTCATATCACCCGTTATTGGATCATAAATGGTCTTAAACCAATTCCAGAGAGTTGGAGTCGTCAATGATAATAACTGATTATCAAAAGTGACGGTTACAGCCTCAGGAGAGAACTTACCAGGGTAGTACATCTTATCATTAAGACGATCCACAACGATGTCATCAACAGCACCACCTACAGGGCTTACCTGTTTTGCAGCAGCGGTAAGAATTGGTTGAGTGTTGATAAACTCAGACGGAACTCCGAAGAATTTAATCTCGAATTGATACGAGCGAACAGAGTCGAGCTTGGTAGAAATCTTGGGAAGACTCCTACCCGGCTCAAAGTTTGCTCTGTACTCATTTTTTAAGTAACTATCTACCATGATTATTTTTAGTTAATGGTTGCCGATTGGTTAGTGAGGTTAACCTCAAAGACAATCGTTTCAGCAGCCTTGGTGGGTTTAATTGTAACCGAAACCCAAAGCTCGTTTCTATCGACTCTTGCAGGAGTGTTCGTGGTGGAGTCACACTTGACAGCGCCTTCAAGAATGGCTCTCCTAGCCAGGAGATCATCAAGGAATGGATTAATTGATTCCTCAACAAGCTCCCACGTAAATTGATCATTAGGTTCAAACTGGAATGGTTTACCAAGCTCAAGAAGCACCTTGCGAATGTAAATCATCAGTCTACGAACGTTAACTCGGTCAAGGGCAGTAGGCGCTCTCTGCGTTGTTTTTTGACCAAATATTGTTATGCCCGTGCTAGGATCATTGGTTATTGGGTTAATTGCATTAGCATACAGAGAATCTTTATCCCCCTGGTTAAGCTTTAACTCTGTGTCTGTTGGTTTAGTAAGTCGGCCTCTTCTAAAGCCAGCAGGAGCGAACCAGGGATCCGACACAGCGTCAGTAAAGACATACTGCCTAGCTGCAAATATCGAAGGATCATAGAACTGCTCGGCACCAGCAAATGCGTTGAATACTTGCACATGAGGCCAGTAAACAGCAGCGTAAGACGAATTTAAAGCAGCCGCTCTAACATCTTGGGATGCACCGTTTATCCAATTGATAGCATCTTGAACCTCATCAAGACCAAAAGGAGGCGCAACAAGAGCGATGAAGTTTTTAGAGCTTTCAGCTAAAGTAATAAATGCATTCTGAACCGAATCATCAGTCACTCCCGGCACAAGGCCTATGGAGATGTTTAAACCATCATCGTCAAGAGCATAAATACCAGTCTTTTTAGCAGCACTTCCGATCAAGTCGGTCTCTGTTGTGCCACCACTTCGACCACCCGCAAAGTTGTACGTGCCTTCAATGGTCTTAACAAATCTTGGAGTAGCTGCGGCATTGCTTTCAAAGTGTTTGCCACCTGCAAAGTGAGTTGCAGTGGCCTTAGATCCGAATCGGTTAGGAGCAGCGTAATCAACCCCCGCGCTTGTTTCTAGCTCTGCATAAACATACTCAGATTGATTGTTAGCTGGCGTAATGTTTAAAACAAATTCAACAGAATCATTACTGGAGGGACTAAGCTCCAAAGCGTTGAAAGATTCTACTTGACCGCCGTCGTTATTGATCGCAAATTGATCTCTAACCGAAAGGTTATTAACTTCAACAGAAACACCGCGAGTGCTGCCATCTCTCAAACCGCTGAGGTTATAACCGGCGCCTGGGTAAATTGAATATAGGTTGAGACCAACGTTGTTGGAAACGAATCCCCTTGTAGTAACATTTGAGGTGATGTCGCCGGAACCACTAGGATTACCACTAGAATCAAGACCTGAGAATGATAATCCTCCGGTAGAGGAAACTTGAAGTGTGGCGCCTGAACCAGCAAACTTGGACGCTAAGAAAATATCATTTCCATCTACATGAGCAAAAACGTTCTGATTACCTAATACATCTGGATTAAAAGCGTTCTTAATAATTTCAGCCGCTGTCGTAAACTCAGCAGTCTGAACCAAATTGACTGTAGCTGTGACTTCTGTGTTCGTGGTGTTGTCAGTGATAGCGTAGTAAATCGAAGATGTTTCGGTGCTTGGCACATAACCACTTACAAATACAGCGGGGCAAGCTCCAACTGTCGCGATAGCCGAGGCGTAAGCCGATGCGTCAGAACTTTTAATTCCTCTGACAAAGTAAAGCTGGTTAGTAGCCTCAAGAATCTCCAGAGCACCCTCTATACCTTGACCAGCGAGGGCTGTATCGGGAGTGCCAAAAAGTCTAAGCAAGTTTTCTTGGCTGGTGATGAGTGTAGGTGTGTTAACTGGGCCTTTATTGGCAAAGCCAACTAGGCCTACAACGCTTGAATTAATGTTCGGTGTGTAAATCGAAACATCATTTTCAAGAACTACAACGGATGGACTGGTGGGAATTGCCATAATGAACTACTCTTATTTTTTTATCTTCTTAGCAGGCTTTCTAATCTGAGGTGCGGGAGTTTGAGGATCTTCGACAATCAAGATTTTGATCATACGACGACTAACTAAATTTTCCGCAACCCTACAACTCCAAGCATTAGGAATTTCAGCCTGCCCTTTAGGAGCTAAGAAAATAGTTTTAGGACCTTCTGGTGTACCAAAAGGAAGGCTAAGACCTTGCATGCTAGTATTTTTTATGATTTTCATATAAAAGCTCCTACTATATTTACTATTTTTAAAATGGAAAGTTAATTAATTTACTGCCCTTGCAAGGATAAGTTAGTGATAGTAAGAGTATTGCCCGTTGCTATATTAGTATCAGTTCCTATATCCCACCACGCATAAATTTCTTTGTTATCAGAATAAGTAAAGGCTGAACCTACAGCCCCTGCCTCTACCAATGCAACATATCTAGCATTACTAAATGCCCCAGAAAATTGGAAAGAATTGTTTGAGGTTTGTAAGACAGCCCTTGCTGCGCTAGCACTTAGTTGTGAAGCACTTGAAACATCAAAGTTAGCTTGATCTCCCGTGCCATCTCTTAAAACCACAAGACCTGAGGTTCCCCCTAGATTGCCTGTAGGCAATGAAGATACTACGGCACCACTGAGGGAGGATTGAGCAGTTGAGCTAGTATCAGCATTAAGGGCGGAAGTCGCGGTGTTATCTAATAGAACTACTCTAAAAGTAGCATCCACTGCACCTGAGCAGAAGAACTCTTCAAACATTCTTTGCTTACCTAAATTTGTCCAAACCATTATATGAAACTCCACTAATATTTAGCTTTAACTGTATTCAAAACTAACCTTAAAACATTAAGCATCAAAGTCAGAAGACGTTGACATGCCAGAAGGTAGTCCTAAATTAATACCCACATCCTGTGTTGCAATTCTTGAAAGAGTTAGATTCACTCGTCCTGCTCTCATTCCTCTATCTAGTCCAACATCGTTACCAGGAATTTCGCCGTCTAACCCAGGATTAATAGTAGCAATGTATTGATTAGTTAATTGTGTTATTACAGGAGATACAGACAAGTTGGTGTTAGCAGATGGGCCTGATGATTCTGAATCTTTATCTTGCGTACCCTGAGTAGATTCAGCCGAACGAGCGGCGGCATTTCTTGCTGCATCACTTGTAGCATTCACGCCCCTAGTTAAGTTTCTAGTGATGTTAGGACGACCGTCTTGTAATATTGTTACGTTAAAAGTAAGAACCATTAAACGTTAAACTCCTTTATCTCGCCAGTATTTGTAAATGCAAATTTAGGACTTGGGATGTATGTTTCCAATGTGACACTAATAGTTTTCTGCAAAACTCTGTCTCCAGTGTCAGACGCTGTAGCACTGCCAATTTCCCTCTCACTTGCTATGAATGCTTTGTTGTGAACTGAGAATTGAGTCTCTATATTCAAATCAGGACTAAACAAAGAGAAAATGCTAGATCTTAGCATGTCCATGTCAGCCTTGTATTTACACCAAATATTTACATCATAAGTAATGTTCACAGGTCTGGGTGGTAAACTTAAAACACGAGTAGCTCGTCTTTTGTCAGAATCGTAAACACTCTCACTAACTATGTTTTGATACCTCATACGATTAGAGTCGCTTTCAGTTTCTGTCTCAACGATTGTAATCATTGGTAATATCAGAGTGTTGTCTGCTTTAAGACGACCCGCTATCCTTTCAGGATTTCCATGAGAACATTTTACTTTTACACGATTAGTATTGCCGTCAATGTAATACAGGTTACCAAAGATATGCAGCATACTTCTCAGGCTTTCCTTATAAACATTATCAATGACTGGTAAGAGTCTAGTTTTCGTTAGTTTAAATATTTGATTTCTAACGTTTAAGTTGTAGTTCTCACCCATTAGAATCTACCTCCTACTTGATCAGGTCGATCAAAGAAGTCTTGATTATGGGTGTCTTGAGTATCTCTCAGCAGCTTGGCATGAACCATTAAATGATAAACACCATAAGCTTCAAAGCTATCTTCTTGAACTTCAAAAACTTCAAACTTCATCTCTTGAAACTCAGGTTGTAGCACATCTCCAATGGCAATAGCTCGACCCAACAAATTCTCAGTGTAGGATTTGTTAAAAACAAACACCTGATCTATCTGCATCTCAACACCAAATTGCGATAAATTCTCTTCTATTGGGCGAGGATCATAGTGTGCCCATAAAGTTACAGGCTCAGGTGCTATGGTTTTTTGCCTGGACTCTTGATAGATATCATCAATGTCATCTGATATAACGTATTCAAATACTTTAATACGAGACCCTGATAACTTAATGTTTTCATAGTCCACCATGTTAAACAAGTTCTTGTCGTTCTTCTTTTTGAACAACGATAGTCTTGTGTCTCTCTCCTCAGGAAAGTTGGTGGGAGGAGTATTTACCTTAAATCTAGACATCAGAATATATCAAATAATGCAGGAGGTTCTATCTCACTGGTAAGCTCCTCCACTAACATCTCTTTCTCTTTTTGAGCTTCAGAAATTAATTCAGAACCGTTTAATCTAGTTCCACCCCCAGGACCGGGCAAGGTTGCATACTTACCTCGTATACCTCCCAAGATTTCTTTAGACAATGCTAAGGTGTATCTTTGAAGCCAACTCTTATAAGCATGATGTAGAGTCTCTGGATCAAAAGCTCTAAACTCTACAAGAACACATTCATCATTGTCCTCAGGCACTGGGAATATATGAAGAAACTTGTTATTAACAAGTTGCCATGTGGACATTTGACCCAAGACATTTTTGACTTGCTTTAGGTACTGCTGCATAAGTAGATACTGACTAACGTTATAATTGTTAAATAAGCCAGTATTCGTAAAGAACATTACAGCAAAATCAAACTCAAGTGATCCAGGGTTTGCGCCAAACTTAAAAAAGTCTCTTCGATACCAAACATCATTAAGATTATCTGCTATTTCAGGAGGAAGCTCATATACGTTTACACCAGCAGACGTATCAAATGTAGCGTATTGAGTCATCCAATCAGGAGCATGATACTCTAACTTTGAGATGGCTTCGTCAATACAAATTTGAATTTGAAAGTCGTCAAGTTCAACATCGATAACAGGGTGACCTAACTTAGCTAAAACGTAATCTTTAATAGTTCGATTAAACGTTTTAAACTCGTTTACATCCTTGAAATCTTTATTATTAAGATCAGTATCCTTTGGGCTCTTATAGTCTTTTAATCTATTACCACCATAAGTGCCATAAGACGATCCGTAAGATTTAACAATTGGTATCCCTACCTTGTCTCCGTATTCAGGCATATCAAATATATTTACCCCAGAAATGAAAAAAGGACTCAGTATAAACTGAGCCCTTTCTTCCGTTGTTAGTCGTTAACTACTAGTTAATCGGACCCTTCGTATCATACAGGCCCGGAGCCTGGAACGTCGTGCCATCAATCGAGAACTGTCTGAAGATCTCCGGCGTCAGGTAATCAGCACCCGTGCCAACGAGTCGAATGACTCTGTAGAATCTCGAAGCAGGCTGAACCGCAACCTTGCCATAGCGAGTCAGGATGCCCTTTCTCGGCTGGAAGGTCTCAGGATCGACCACCGTGTCCAGCGGCTGGACCGGGATGTACGGGCAGTAGAAGAAGCCAGCGTCCATCGCGTTGTTGCCCTTGTAGCCAACAATGATCTCGTCTTCGGGGAACATCGGGTCAACCACGAGGTCATACTTGCCAGCGAACTTGCCAACGTATTGGATTTGGTTGCCAACAGTCTGTGTGGTCGGACCATCACCAGCAGCAAGACCACCTTCAAGCTTCGCAGCCGACTCAAGCATCGACGCAATAACCGGCGATGTGATGAGGACGTTACCGGCACCACGCAGGGTCGTGCGGTAGATGTCCGTGCTCGCAAAGTTAATCAGAGCCAGAACGTTCGAGTAGATGTGACCGAGGTGTTGAGCACCTTGGGTCGGCGTCGTCTGCGAG